AAGACCGCCGACCTGGCGGCGGCTGTGCAGGGTACAGCCATCACCGTCAACGGCACCGCCTATGTCGTCACCGGCAACCAGCCGGACGGCACCGGCATGACCGTGCTGCAGCTGCGCGAGGCTTGACATGGCCGACCACGCTCACCAGCGCATCCTCGAGGCAGTACAGGCCGTGCTCATTGCGGCCAGCACGGCAGCTGGTGCGCGTGTGTACCTGGACCGTGTCGACGAACTGCCGGCCGCAAACCTGCCTGCCATCGACATTCTTGGCGCCGACGACACCGGCGAAGACGCGATCGAGGAGATGACCATCGGGTTCCCTCCGAAGTTGCAGCACGCCTACAGCTTCCCGATCGCCTGCGTCTACGCCCAGAAGACCGGTGCAGCCAAGGCTGCCCGCAACCTGGCCAAGCAGGTCGAGGCCGCGCTGCTGGCGGCCACCAACACCATCGCCGTCGGCGGCGTCTCCATCGACATGGTGATCACCGGATCCGATGAGGTCAAAGACGGCTCTGGGGCTGTGCCCATGTTTTCCGTGCGCCAGTCGTGGCAGGCGCAGTACCGCACCCAAGGCGGCGCGCCCGACGCGCCGCTGTAACCGCTTTTTTCAGGAGCCCCCATCATGACAATCAACGTATGGAGCAAGGTCGCTGTCGCCGTGCAGACCGCACTGGCTTCGGCCAAGACCATCACGGCCATCACCAAGGCCAACCCGGGCGTGGCCACGTCGGTGGCGCACGGGTATGCCGACGGCGACATCCTGCTGCTCAAGGTCAGCGGCATGATCGAAGCCAACCACATGCTGGTTCGCGTGGCTGCCAAGACCACAGACACATTCCAGCTGGAGGGTGTCGATACCACGCTGTTCAACACCTTTGTCAGCGGTACCGCAGAAAAGCCCACGTTCGGCGCGGCAGCTGCGACCATCACCAACGTCAGCAGCTCGGGCGGCGAGGTCAAGGCCATCGACATCACCACCATCCATGACGACACCGACCGCGAGCAGCCAGGCAACAAGGGCGCCATCACCTATTCGTTCGACAACCTCTGGGATCCGGCAGACCCGGCGCTGATCGAGCTGCGCAAGGCCGACCTGGTCAAGGGTGAGCGCGCGGTGCAGATCACGTTCGCATCGGGCGCCAAGGTCTATTTCAACTGCTACCCATCGGCCAGCCTGGCGCCTGGTGGCAGCAAAGGCGAGGCCGTCACCACGCAGACCAGCTTCAAGCTGCGCGGCCCGATCACGCCCTACGCGAGCTGATCGCCATGGCGGTCATAAAGCGCGCCAACGTCGCGCCACCCGTGCTACCCAAGGAGACCGTCGAGGTCGAGGCGCTGGGCGGCGAGGTGGTGGTGCAGGGGCTGCTGCTCAGCGACCGGCAGGACCTCGAGGCCTACATGGTCGCGCTGGCCCGTGCCGGCCGCGAGGCTGCCGAAGGTGGTGCAGCCGCCCAGGCGCCCGGCATGGCCAAGGTCATGCCCCGCCTGCTGCATCTGTCGGTACTCGATGCCGATGGCGAGCGCATCTACACCGAGCAGGAGTGGCAGATCTTCGGCGGTGCCCACCACGGGCAGGCCATGGCGCTGTTCCTGGTGGCCTGGCGTCTGTCGGGGTTCAAGCAGGCAGACAACGCAAAAAACTAGCACGCCAGCCGCAGCTGCGTTTCGCGCTGAGGCTGGCGCAACGGATGGGAATGACGATGCAGCAACTCGGCCAGGTCATGACGGCGCAGGAATTTGGCCTGCACCTCGCGCTGGAGCAGGCAGAGCCGCTGCCAGCCGCGCAGTGGTCGGCTGTTGCCTCGCTGCTGGCTGCTCAGGCCAATGGCCCGCTCAAGCCGCCGGAACAGGGGCGCCTGTGGCAGTCGGCTGATTTCATGCCGGCCGAGCTGTGGGCCGACCCTGATGCGGCTGAGTCCGTCGAGGAGACCGGCGAGATGACCGTCGCCCAGATCATGGACAGCGCCCGCAAGGCCGGAATGGTGCACTGATGTCTGATCCCAAGATTCGCATCCGCGCCAGCGACGACACCGGCCCGGCGTTCCGATCGGCCAACAACAACCTGCGCGAGCTGCAGGAGAGCGCCGCCACCATTGGCGCGTCGCTCGGCGGTGCGCTCGGGGCGGCTGGTATTGCGGCGCTGGTAACCGGCGCCATTGACGCGGCCGACGAACTCGCCAAGCTGAGCCAGCGCGCCGGCGTCACCGTCGACGTGATGGGCGGCCTGGCCTTCAACGCCGACCTGGCCGGCGTATCGCTGGAGCAGATCGGCAGCGCATCCGACAAGCTCAACCGTACACTGGCCGAAGCCGCCAGCGGAACCAAGCTGAGCGCCGAGGGGTTTGACCTGCTTGGCGTCGCGGTGGTTGACGCTGCTGGCAAAACCCGCCAGGTCGATGCTGTCATGGCCGACGTGGCCGACAAGTTCGCCAACTTCGCCGATGGTCCCGAGAAAACCGCCATCGCCGTGCGGCTGTTCGGCAAGGCCGGCGCAGAGCTGATCCCGCTGCTCAATGGCGGCGGCGCCGCGATCCGCGAGAACACGGAGTATTACCAGCGGTTCTCTGGCGTCACGCAGGAGCTGGCCGAGCGCTCCGAGGTGTTCAACGACACCATGAGCAAGGTCCAGCTGATCGGCAGCTCGCTGGGTAATAACCTGGCATCTGAGCTGCTGCCGGCGCTGCAGGCCGTGGCTGATGAGTTGCTGCGCATCTCCGAAGCCGGCGGCGGCTTCCCGGCGCTGGGCAAGGCTGTACGGGCAGTGTTTGAAACCATTGCTGTGCTGGCGGCCAACGTTGAGTTCGTGCTGTCGTCCATCGGCCGGGAGATCGGCGCGATCGCCGCCCAGGCCGTGGCCCTCGGCACTCTGGACTTCAAAGCCTTCACCGCCATCAGCGACGCCGTCAAGGCCGACGGCGTGCGTGCGCGTGCCGAGCTCGATGCGCTGGAGCGCCGGATCCTGGGCATTGGCTTGCCCAGCGTCAACGACGAAAGCGCCGCCGAGCGCCGCCGGCTGGGACTGGACAAGGCAGACCCTGCAAAGCGCAACGCGCCGCGGCTGGCTCCCACCGGTGGCACTGGCGCCGACAAGCAGGTCAAGGAGCTGAACCTCGCCAACAAGGCGCTGGAAAGCTACGCCGAGCAGCTGCAGAACACCATCACCAAGACGCAGGACCTGACTACGGTCGAGGAGGCGCTGATCTTCCTGCGACGCAAAGGTGCCGGCGCCTCGCTCGATGATGCCGCCCGCATCCTGAACCTGGCCCGCCAGGTCGACGAGACCAAGCGGCTTAAGGAGGAAACCCAGGCGCTGATCAACCTGGACAAGACCCTCGAGGAGCAGGCCCGCGCCAAGGTGCAGGAGCGCGAAGACAACCTGCAGCGCCTGATCGATGCAACGCCCACTGCGCAGCTGGAGAAAAGCCGCGCCGACATCATCCTGCTGACCGAGGAGTTCCAGAAATTCGTCGACACCGCAGGCAAGGCGGGCATCAATGAGCAGACCTACCTTGAGGCCGTGTCGGCCCGGCTGGGCATCACCGACAAGGCGCTTGAGAAAACCAAGAGCATCGTCGAGGAGTTGGGCCTCACCTTCCAGTCGGCATTCGAGGATGCGGTCGTCGGAGGTAAGAACTTCAGCGACGTGCTCAAGGGCCTGGAGCAGGACATTCTGCGCATCGTCATCCGCAAGTCAGTCACCGAGCCGCTGGGCAAGTTTGTCACAGGCGCGCTCGGAAACCTGTTCTCGTTCGACGGCGGCGGCTATACCGGCGGCGGCTCCCGGTCAGGTGGTGTCGACGGAAAAGGCGGGTTCCTGGCCGTCATGCACCCACAGGAAACCGTCTATGACCACACCAAGGGACAGGCCGGCGCCGGTGGTGGCGACACCTATTACCTGTCCGTCGGCGACCACGTCACGCTGGCCCGCCTGCAGCGCGAGCTGGCCGCCAACAACCAGCGGCTGATTGGCGGCGCTCGGCGCAATGAGGTGTACGCATGAGCCTGATCTCTCTGCCTGCCGCGTTCGAGGTGCGCACCTGTTCCCTGCGTTCAGAAGTGAACCAGCGTGTGGCTGCATCGCAGTTCGGCGGCTCCGAACAGGCCCGCGATCTGCTCAACGACACCTGGCTGATGGATGTGGCGCTGGCCGACAGTGCCCATGCCGATGGCGCCTGGCGCGAGGCCTTTATCGGCAGCTTTCGCGGTCAGGTGAACTGGGTGGCCCTGTGGCATTTCGTGCGCCCGCAGCCGCGCGGCACCATGCGCGGAGCGCCGGTGCTGGTGGGTGCCCATGCCCAGGGCGCGGCCAGTCTCAGCATCACCGGCGGCACCGCAGGCAGCACGCTGCTGGCTGGCGACATGCTGGGCGTTGGTGGTCTGCTGCTGATGGTGCAAAGCGATGTGACGCTGGACGGCGCCGGCGCTGGATCGGTGCCCATCACCAACCGGCTGCGCTCGGCGCAGTCTGGCGGCGCTGCCGTGACCTGGGACAAGCCCACCGCGCTGTTCCGCCTGGTCGACCATTCAGGCCCGGTCTATTCGCCGGGCCTGGCCTCTGCGCCATCGTTCTCCTTTCGGGAAAAGGTATGAGGGCGCTCAGTTCCACCGTCACCACCGCGCTGGCCGCCGGCCATGTCGTTCTTGTCCAGTTGGTGCATCTGCAATTCCCCAGCGGCGTAGTGGCGCTCAACAGCAGCAACTGGGATTTGGTGTGGGGCGGCGTCACCTATCGCGGCGCATTGGGCCTGGGCTCTGTCAGCGGCATCAGCGATTCACCAGGTGGCGCGGTGCGCGGCATCACGCTCGAGCTGGCCGCCAGTGATGATGCCATGGTGGCCTTGGCGCTGGACGACGCCGGCGAAGTGCAGGACACACCGGCAACCGCGCGCACCGCCATCCTGGACAGCAGCACGTATCAGATCATCGACGCGCCGATCGACTTCACCGGGCGCTGCGACGTGATGAGCATCAGCGGCGCCAAGGGCAGCGAGGTCATCAGCGTGTCGGTCGAGTCCAGCGCGGTGGATCTGCTCAGTGGGAATCCCAGCACGTATTCGGATGCCGACCAGCAGGCCATCTATCCCGGCGACCGTGCCTTCGAGTATGTCGTCGACCAGTCCGACAAGCCCGTCGTATGGCCCAGCCGCGAGTATTTCTTCCAATGACCGATCAGCCCAGCACCCTGCAGCGTCTGCCGCACTGGCGGCTGCACTTCGACCAGCTGCTGTGCAGCCGGTTGCAGACCAATTTCGCCTGGGGAATCTTTGACTGCTGCCTTTTCGCAGCTGACGTGGTGCAGGCCGTCACTGGCGTCGATCCGGCCGCGCCGTATCGCGGCTATCGTGGCGCCCGGCAGGGCATGCGCCTTTTGCAGAGTGCGGGCGGCGTCGGCTCCTTTGCCACCCGCGCGCTAGGTTTCCCGGTACGGATGGATCTAGCGCGCGTCGGCGATGTCGTCATGCTCCCTGCCGGCCGTCGCGCACGCGACGCACTGGGCGTTGTCATTTCGTCGACCGAGCTGGCCGTGCCTGGTGGTGTCGGGTTGAGGTGTGCGCCGCTGTGGATGGCGCGCCACCTGTGGGCGGTGGGGTAGGCCATGCCGCAGGCTTTATTCGTATCCATCGGCCTGGCACTTGAGTCGTCCTTCGGCGCGTTCCTGATCGGCAACTCGGCGCTGCTGTCGTCCGGCTCGCTGCTGCTGGGCGGCCTGGCATATTCGTCGGCCAAGGCTAAATCGGCCAAGCGCAAGGCGCGCGACCAGTTCAATGCCGCGCAGGTCGACCGCCTGGCCAACATCAGTACCACTACTGCACCGCGCGAGCTTGTGCTGGGCCGGGTGCGCAAGGGCGGAAGCGTATTTTTCCGCGCCAGCACGGGAGCGAACAAAACCAAGTTCGTGATGGCTATCACGCTGGCTGGCCATGAGATCGATGCAGTCGAGCAGATCTACTTCAACGACGAGGCCATCACGATCGATGGCAGCGGCGATGTTACCAGCGCGCCCTATGCTTTCGGCACGCCGACCAGCGCCACCACGTTCGCAGATGCATCCGGCAATGCCACCCTGTTGGGCGCCCCCGTGCCTGGTACGCTGGCGGCATTCACCGGCACCACCGCAGGGCGCGATGGCGACCTGGTGCAGCAGCTGGCGAATGTGGTCGGCACCGCCGTCACCACGGCGCCGAATGCGCGGATCACGTACCAATACCTGCTCACCTCGACGCGCGCCCGCGTGCGCTGGGTGCTGGGTGCTCCAGATCAGGCTGCCGACAGCCGCCTGATCTCGCTGTTCCCAGGCCTGTGGACTGCTGCCCATCGCGCTCGCGCTGTGGCCTACCTGATCTGCGAATTCGATTACGACGAGACCGCATTCCCGACGGGCCTTCCCAACGTGACGGCCGTAGTGCGCGGCGCCAAACTCTATGACCCCCGAACCGGCGGTACCGCCTGGAGCGAAAACCCGGCGCTCATGGTGCGCCATGTGTACGCCCATCCCGCATTTGGCAAGGGCACGCCGACCGCCGAGGAAGACGCCCGCATCGCTTCCGCCGCCACGGCCTGCGACACCAGCCACAGCTATGTGGTGGGCGGCGTCACCACTACGACGGCGCTGTACCGGGCCGCGCTGGTGGCGCCATTTGGCACTGCTGCCAAGGACGTATTCGACGACCTCACACAGGCCATGGCCGGCGCCTGGGCCTACGCCGGCGGACAGCTCTACCTGAAGCCCGGAACCTGGACGCCCAGCGTCATGAGCCTGACCGAGGCGGACCTGGCCGACGTGGTGCGCACAGGTGCGTCGCAGCAGGACATTGCGCTCAACATCGTGGTGCACCGAGAGCAGGCGCAGAAGTTCAACACGGTGACGCCGACTATCTGGGATGCGGACCAGGGCTACAAGCAAACACCGCTCACGCCGCTGCCTGGCGCCGCGCTGGTGGCCCGCGATGGCAAAACCCTCACCCAGCCGGTGACCATGCCCGCCGTCGGCCACGCTGGCCAGGCGCTGCACATCGCCGGCGTCCTGATGCGCGATGCGCGCGACCCGCTCACCGTCACGCTGTCATTCAAACTCAAGGCCTACCCGCTCGAGCTGTTCGACACCATTGCGCTGACCATCGAGCACTATGGCTGGTCCAGCAAGCTGTTCATGGTGGTCGGCCGCGACTGGACGGCAGACGGCAATTTGTCGCTCACCCTCAAGGAAACGGCCGAGGCCATCTACACGCCGGATGCGGCATTCTCGGCGCAAGGGTATGCCGCCAATACGCAGCTGCCGTCGCCCTGGTATGTGCCGCAGGTCGGCGAGCTGACGGTCTCCAGTGGCACGGCCGAACTGCTCAAGCTCTCCGACGGCTCTATCCTCACCCGCATGCGCGTGAGCTGGCCGGCGATAGACGACGCCAGCGTGACCGAGGGCGGCACCATCGAGGTCCAATACCGTGCGGTTCTGTCCGATGGCTCGTGGGAGCGTGTCGAGGTTCCCGGCAGTGTGACCCAGACCGTCATCGGCGGCGTGCAGGACGCCAATGCCTACACCATCCGCGCGCGGGCCCGCAGCCGCCTGGCCGTTGGCCTGTGGTCTGCGCAAGTGGTGCACACTGTGCTTGGCAAGACCGAGCCGCCGCCCATCTTCGACCGGTTCCTGGTGCTCGCCCAGCCCGATGGCACGCGCCAGATCGCATTCGGCTACAGCGCGTTGCCGCCGGTCGATTGGCTCGGCGCGCAGATCCGCTACCTGGCCGGCACGCATGCATCACCCGATTGGGACTCCATGACGGTGCTGAGCGAGCAGGACACGCACTACACCGCCAGCCCGATCGAGGTCAACGTGCCGCCGGCCGGCACCTACACATTCGCCTGCAAGTCGGTCGACCGCTCTGGCAACCTCAGCCCATACCGGCTGCAGACCATCACGCTGCCCGATCGCCGGCTCGGGTCAGTGTTCGACGAATGGGATGAGTTCATCGACGGCTGGGCGGGAACGCTGACCGACTGCCTGATCAACGCATCGGGCTACATCGAGGCGATCGACACCACAACCTGGAGCACCACGCCATCCGACTGGGATAGCTGGACCCGCTGGAACCAGAATCCCAGTAGCCCGATTTACTACGAAACACCGGCGCGAGACCTTGGCGGCGTGGTCACCGGGCAGATCTCTGTCGTGCTCGATGCCGATGGGTCCACCACGGTCGAGCTGGCGACCAGTGCCGACGGCATCAGCTGGAGCAGCTGGGGTAGCGTCAGCGGCACGTTCTCGGCTCAGTGGATCAAGCTGCGCGTCACCGTCACCGCCACGGGCCTGCAACCAGTGCCGGTGGTGCGCGGTTTCAGCTGGCTGGTGGATGCGCCGCTGGTGCGCGAATACGTCAACGACATCGACATCAGCGCGCTGACCGGCAGCTATCGGATCGGCACGGGCGATGTGCGCATGCCGCTGCTGGCCACCTACACGCTGATCAAGCGATCCGGCGTTGTCGTGCAGGACAGCTCCGGCGGCGAATGGACCGCCGTGCGGGTCGACAACTCGCTCAGCCCTTCGCCGCGCTGGCAGTTCCGCCTGGCAGGCACGCTTGCCGATCCTGAATTTGTGGACTTTTACGTGGAGGGCTTCGCCTCATGACCTACCCATCGAGCGACGTGTCTCGCACCAACCTCGACGCCGGCACCGACTCGCCGCAATTGGCGCGCGCCGATCTGGACGACCTGGTCGTCAAGTTCAACCTGCTGCGCAACCACATCAGCGCATTCGTCCAGGGCCTGCTGGATGACCCGGACGCAGCGACGGCCCGCACGACGCTCGGAGCCTTGGCTGCCTCTGCGGTGAGCGCCTACGCCATAACGCTGCTGGATGATCCCGATGCTGCCACTGCCAGGGCGACGCTTGGGCTGACCATCGGAACGCATGTGCCCGCACCGACAGGCGCCGGAGCGTCTGGTACCTGGTCGATCAACATCACCGGAAACGCTGCGACGGCCAGCAATGGCGGCGTCACCAGCGTCAACGGAATGACCGGCGCCGTCAGCGTCACCACCGGCGTGTCGTCGCTCAACGGCCAGACGGGCGCGATCACCAACACCAGCCAGGATGCCGTTGGTGCGGTCGAGGCGCTGCTCTACAACAGCATCGGCGGGAACTTGGTCGCAGGTTCGACTTACGCGGGCAGCAACCTGCGCCGTGGTTTCACGGCGACGTTGGGGCAAAACGCCTTCGACTCCAACTCGTCGATATCCGGTTCCGCATGTTCGGGCACCTGGCGGTGCATGGCCGGTGTCGCGGCCATTGGCGGCCAGTACCCGGTCGCCTTGTTTGTTCGCGTCAGCTGAAGGAAGACCATGCAATACAGCAGTGTTCAAAGCCCCATCTGGGCAGATCCAGACCACACGGCCATCAATTGCATGGTCACTTTCGAAGGGCTCGGCGAAGTCCCTTACACGGCCAGCCCGACCGACACCGTCGCGCACTCCCGAGAGATCTTCGAAGCGGCCGTCGGCGGCCAGTTCGGTGCTGTCGCACCCTATGTGGAGCCGGTGCCTGGGCCGCAACCCGTGCCGCGCCTCGTCACCATGCGTCAGGCGCGGCTGGCCTTGCTCGGTGCCGGCATGCTCAGTGGTGTCGACGCGGTGATTGATGCCATGGCCAGCCCGCAAAAAGAGGCTGCCCGCATCGAATGGGAGTATGCGGCAACCGTTGAGCGCCAAAGTCCATTGGTCGACGCCATTTCGGCGGCGTTGGATCTGAACTCTGCCACGCTGGATGCGCTGTTCACTGCAGCGGCCGCACTATGACCTGGCGCGGACAAGTCGGCCTCGCCCTCACGCGGCTGGGCAACGCCTTCACCGGCGGCCTGGCCGAGGAGTCGATGTCATCGCGCTCCGCCAGGGCCGAGGGCAACCGAAAGCTGTGGGGCCGCATCACACGCCCGGCGATCGACTGGATATTTGGCCTGTTCGGCGCAGTCAATCACTGTCGCCTGGCGTACCTGTCCGATCGCAACAAGGCGCCACTTCCGACGATCAACGCCCAGGAATAGCTGCAAGATGAACAGATTCACCATCCCAGCGCCGCTGCCGGCGCCGCCGCGCGATGACCGCCGCCGCCGACCGCACCGCCTGCTGCAGTTCGATCTGCTGGTGCGGGTGTCGATCCTGTTCACGGCCGCCACCACCTGCCTGTTGGCCTGGTTCGTGCCGCAAAGTCTCACCGCCGTGCTGTTGGCCGATGGTGGCGAGATCGGACACGTCGTGCGATTGGTGATGACCCTTGTCGTGGGGGTTGGATACCTGGACGTGATCATCAACGACATGCTGCCAGATCGGTACTCGCTGCCGCTGGCCAAGCACTTGCGCCATCTCGGATCCAGCTTGCTGGCTGCCCTGTACCTGCTGCAGGCCTATGTATCGGTCGGAGACACCATGGGCCCCGAGGATCTTCTGCCGTTCGGCTACGCACTCAACGCAATTCTTTCTGCCTGGTACTCATGGACCACCGCAGTCCGGGGTTGGCATGTATAGCCCGCGCACCCTGGCGCATTGGTTTTTTGCGATCAGCGGCTGCATCAGCTCGAGCGCCGTGTGGGCATTGACCGCGCCGCCCGGCGACCTAGTCGGCCTGCCGTGGCCGCAGATCTTCATCGGCGTCATGCTGGCATTGTGGGGTGGGATCACACGCACGGCTGAGCGCGCGCTCGAGGCCTCCAAAGCCGCCCGCGACAACCCGCCCGGCACCTTTGACTTGCGCGGCGAGCTTTTCAAAGACTTGATTGTGAGCAGTGGTATCGGCTTCCTGATCTTCGCCGTCGGTTCGTGGCAAGAGTGGGGCGTTTGGCTGCTCGGCTCGGCGCTCTGGCTTGCTGGATATCTGGGCACGCGGCTGCTGGCTGGCCTGGGCAAGGCCGCGCTCGACTACCTGCAGCGCCGTGCTGGCGGGCCACCGACGCCGCGATGACATGGACGCGACGCCTGTTCAATCGCTGGAAGCAATGGCGGCGCAATGTAGAGGAGCCCTTCGACATGGATTTTCCAGACTCTGCCCCGCCGATCCCGGATGGCTTCGACTGTCCCGACACCCAACCGACCAGCCCGGGTGCGCTGGATACCTTGCCTGGGAGGCTTGAGCTATGATCAGCAAAAACTTTGCCCTGTCCGAATTCATCGCCAGTCACACCGCCACGCGCCTGGGCATCGACAACACGCCCAGCGCCTCAGTGGTGGCCGCGCTCACCAACGTGCTGATCCCGGCCATGCAGCAGATCCGGGACCTGCTCGGCGAGCCCATCATCATCAAGAGCGGCTACCGCTGCCCGCACCTGAATGCCGTGGTGCGCGGATCCCCCAACTCGGACCACCTGACCGGCCACGCGGCCGACTTCGTGGCGCCGGCCTGGGGCGACCCGATCAAGATCTGCCGTCTGCTGCAGTCTGAGATGGCTACCCTCAAGTTTGACCAGCTGATCTTCGAGGTGGGCTGGGTGCACATCAGCTTCAATTCGCGCCGGCGCAACCAGGTGCTGACCGCCTACTTTGTTGATGGCCGCGTCAACTACACCCAGGGCCTGGCGTGAGCATCGCCGCCAAGCTGGTGCTGCTGCTGGCCTGCCTGGTGGCCGGGTTCGCCGCAGGGGTGAAGTGGCACGCCGGTCAAGACGCCATTGCCGAGCAGGCCCGCCAGGTCAATCAGCGCGCCGATGAGCGACTGCGCCGCCAGAACGCCAACACCGCAGCGGTCGCATTTGAAGGCGATCGGGTGCGGATCGAGACTGAATTCCGCGACGTCATCAAGGAGGTAGATCGTGTCGTTACTCAAGTGGTCTACCGTGATACTGTTTGCCTGCCTCCTGACGGCCTGCGCGTCATTGAGTCCGCTATTGCCAGAGCCTACGGAGATCCCGGCGAACCTGGCAACGCCGTGCCCAA